TGGTGGTGTTAGTAGTGATGACAAAAAGAAGCAAGCAATAAGAAATGCTGAGTTTAAGAAAAAAAGACTTGCTAAAAAAGCAGGTTAAAAAATGTTTAAATTTTTACTAGGTCTTTTAGGTAAAGGTAATGGAGGTAAATCTGTTGCTGGTAACTTGGCTTGGGATATAAGGGAAGCTATAAAAGGTAAAGAGTTAGACCCTGAAAAATTAATAGAATTACAAACAAAGATTAATACAGTTGAAGCTCAGCATCGTACATTATTCGTTGCTGGGTGGAGACCATTTATTGGTTGGATATGTGGAGTAGCATTGGCCTATAATTTTGTCATAAGAGACTTATTTATATGGGTTACAAAAACTACCGAAGCTCCACCCGCTTTACAGATGGATCATTTAATGACCGTGTTGTTGGGTATGTTAGGCTTAGGTGGATTAAGAACTTACGAAAAAATTAAAGGAAAAGATAAATAAATAAAAATAAATATGTATCAACAAAATCAAAGTGATATGTTCACAAATGCAGTAGAGGTAGAATTAGCTGCAACATTATCAAATGTAACAATTCCTGCTGCCAGGTTTGCAGCTGGAGCTAATACCTCTGCAAACATAACTGCTAACGCTTCTGCGGTAGCATACCCATCAATTGGCGCGGCTGCTGGTGGAACTTTTTTAGGTTCTGCAAGACCTAGTGTTAGAGGTGTAGGGACTGGTGAACAAAATGATCGAATAGGTGTTTCATATACACTTGTGGCAGATGCTAACGGAATAATTACCAGTATAACTCCAGTTCAAACAAGACGGAATGGAAATATACAAGGAGCAGTAACAAGTGCACCATTAAATCCAGGTGTAGGTCCAAACATAGGACTAGGTACTATTATATTTGATACCGCATGTTTAATACAAGCTTTTGGTGCTTTAACTCCAGCTATAACAGGTTCTGTTACTTGTACAATGGTGGCAGGGGATTTTCAAGTTCCTAGAAGTGGTACAGTTGCAGGTGCAGTAGAAAGTGTCTATGAATTTGATTCACGATCAGGTGGAGATAGTTTTGGCGTATGGATAGGTGTTGCCGGTACTATTAAACTAGAATTAGCAGGTGCTCCAGCTAATCAATTTGTTACTATAACAGCTCCAGTTGGACCTATGGATTTACAAGCTAGAAAAATATATATAGGAGCCAATACTACAGCAACGGGAATACTAGCCCTTTACTAGTAAAAATTAAATCAAATTAAATTAAATGAAAAAAGTAAAATCAATAAAAGCCGAAGAGGCTAAAGTTCAAGTTACAGAAGAACAATTAAAAACTATAAAAGGACAACAAGAAGAATTAGGCGGCTTGTTAAGAGACATAGGTTATCTTGAAACACAAAAACACGCTTTAAATCATAAATATGCTAATGTAGTTAAAGACATGGAAGACTTTAAAGCTGAATTAGAAAAAGAATATGGTGCTGTAAATATAAGTTTAGAAGATGGTACTTGTACTCCAATAGAAAAAGAAAGTGAGTAGTAAAGTTATAAGAAAAATCAGCATTGGTTCTGATTATAAAAATGACGCCATGCACTACGCTATAGGACAGCAAGTGTATGGTGGTCATACAATCTCTCACATACTGTGTGATGAAGAAGAATCATCTTATAATATTTTTATTAAAAAAGAAGATGAGGTATTACCATGGAAAAAATTTAATTCCAATATGGCTATATCGGTCGAATATGATCTAGAATACTAATGAACAGCATTTACCAGTTTATAATACAACCTATTGGTGAAAGATATAATAATAAAATAAATGTTGATGATAAAGAATTAATAATTAATTCTAGTATTTCAGATCATAAATTCATTAATAGAACTGCTAAAGTTATTGGTATTCCGCTAGGAATAAAAACTTATATTAAAAAAGGAGACATAGTTATAGTACATCACAACATATTTAGAAGATACTATGATATGAAAGGCAAATCAGTAAATGGATCTAAGTTTTTCAAAGATGATTTATACTTTGCAATGCCTTCTCAAATATATTTATATAAAAGAAATAATGAGTGGAAAACAAATGAAAATTTTTGTTTTGTAAAACCACTTTATGAAAAGAATGAATTTAAGGATAATAAATTAAAAAAGAACATTGGTATATTAAAGTATAGTAATAGTTCATTAGAAGTGCTAGAAATAACAGAAGGAGACGTGGTAGGATTTAAACCTAAGCGAGAATTTGAGTTTGTTATTGATAAGCAACTTTTATATTGTATGGAATCAAATGATATTGTAATTAAATATGAACACAAAGGAAACGAAATTAAATATAATCCAAGCTGGGCAAAAAGCAGTAGAGGAATTAATTAAAGTTGCAAAAGAAAAAATTGTAGATTCAGAAGAAGATATTTCTGCTGATAGATTAAAAAATGCAGCGGCTACAAAAAAATTAGCTATCTTTGATGCTTTTGAAATACTAACACGTATAGAAGAAGAGGAAAGTATGTTAAAAGAAAGTTCTAAAAAAGATAAAGGCGCAAACTTTAAAGGTTTTGCAGAGGGGAGATCTAAATAATGTATCAACAAACTCTATATAAAATTTTACCAGACCATATTAAATCTAAAGTACTTAAAAGAAATAATAGATATAAAAAATGGGAGACAGGTTACAATGAAGAATATGATATTATTGTTATTAGTAAAACTGGTCAAATTGGTGAAGTATATGAAATACAAGGTCTCAAGGTGGCGCTTCCATTAGAGAAGGACATTTATAAAAGATCAGGGAAAAAAGATGAACAATATTGGGAGTCATATAATTATCCAAAAGAATTATCAAAAATTAAAACAGTTTTTGATTGGAATAATTATCCTTCTAATTTTAAAGATAAATGGTATGATTACATTGATGAAGAGTTTAAAAGACGCGATGAAGGGTTCTGGTTCTATAACAAAGGTATTCCTAGTTATATTACTGGTTCTCATTACATGTACCTGCAATGGACCAAGATTGATGTTGGGCAACCAGATTTTAGGGAGTCAAACAGGATCTTTTATATTTTCTGGGAGGCATGCAAGTTGGACGCCCGATCTTACGGATTGTGTTACCTTAAGAACAGACGTTCTGGATTTTCATTCATGGCATCTTCGGAACTTGTACACCAGGCAACCATCTCTTCGGATTCCAGATATGGGATATTATCGAAGACTGGAGCTGATGCAAAGAAGATGTTTACCGATAAAGTTGTACCCATATCAGTCAATTACCCCTTTTTCTTCAAACCGATCCAGGATGGTATGGACCGTCCCAAGACCGAACTCGCCTATAGGGTCCCTGCCTCGAAACTCACACGGCGTAAACTTGATCAGAACGAACGTCCCGAGGACCTTGTCGGGTTGGACACCACAATCGACTGGAAGAACACAGGGGACAACTCGTATGACGGTGAGAAACTTAAGATCCTTGCCCACGACGAATCCGGGAAATGGGAGCGTCCAGACAACATCCTCAATAACTGGCGTGTCACGAAAACAACGTTAAGATTAGGTAGTAGAATAATTGGTAGATGCATGATGGGTTCAACATCTAATGCTCTAGATAAAGGAGGAACTAATTTTAAAAAACTATATGATGCATCAGATGTTACACAAAGAAACAGAAATGGACAGACTAATTCAGGATTATATAGTTTGTTCATTCCTATGGAATGGAACTACGAAGGATACATTGATACTTATGGATTTCCTGTATTCGACACTCCGAAGAAAGCCGTTAGAAGTATTGATGGATCAAAAATTGAAATTGGTGTCATCTCGCATTGGGAAAACGAAGTTGAAGGTTTAAGAAATGATCAAGAAGGTTTAAACGAATTTTATCGTCAGTTTCCACGAACAGAGAAACACGCATTTAGAGATGAAGCAAAACAATCTTTATTTAATTTAACTAGAATCTATGAACAAATAGATTATAATGAAGACTTAAGAAATACAAATATACTAACTAAAGGTAGTTTTCAATGGGAAAACGGTATTAAAGACACAAGAGTTATTTTTTATCCTAACAAACAAGGAAGATTTTTAATATCATGGATTCCGCCATCAGAGCTACAAAATAAATATATAATTAAAAATGGTATCAAATATCCAGGTAATGATCACACTGGTGCTTTTGGTTGTGACTCTTATGATATTTCCGGAACAGTAGATGGTAGAGGTTCAAAAGGAGCTTTACACGGTTTAACTAAGTTTTCAATGGAGGATGTTCCTCCTAATACATTTTTTTTAGAATATGTAGCAAGACCACAAACTTCTGAAATATTCTTTGAAGATGTTTTAATGGCTTTAGTATTTTACGGAATGCCAATGTTAGCAGAAAATAACAAACCAAGATTACTATATTACTTAAAAAGACGAGGATACAGGGGATATTCTATAAATAGACCAGATAAGTCTTATAATAAACTATCTGTCACTGAAAGAGAAATAGGTGGTATACCAAATACAAGTGAAGACATTAAACAAGCACATGCAGCAGCAATAGAAGATTATATAGAAAACTTTGTTGGTCTTATAAATGATGGATATGGAGATATGTATTTTCAGCAAACATTAGATGACTGGGCACGATTTAATATAAATAACAGAACAAAGCACGATGCTTCTATTAGTTCTGGTCTAGCAATAATGGCTTGTAATAAAAATAGATATGCACCGTATGCTAAAAGAACTATGTCAAAAGTTCCTTTAAATTTTTCGTCATATAATAACGAAGGAGTAAATTCAAAAATAATCAAAATAAATGATTAACATTAACTACAACAGCAGCTTTCCAGATCAGGTAGTACCTGAATCAGAAAAAAGTTCTCGTGAATATGGTTTAGCTGTAGCACAAGCAATTGAACATGAGTGGTTTAGAAATAATAGTGGACAAAATAGATTTATTAATAATTTTCAAAATTTTAATAAATTAAGATTATATGCTAGAGGTGAACAGCCGGTACAAAAATATAAAGATGAATTAGCTATAAATGGTGATCTATCTTACCTTAATTTAGATTGGAAGCCCGTTCCAATATTATCTAAGTTTGTAGATATTGTAGTAAATGGTATGACTGAAAAAGGTTATAAGATAAAATCTTATGCTACAGATCCATTTGCTATTAGTCAAAGAACAGAGTTTGCAGAAAATGCTGCTGCGGATATAAGAAACAAAGATATGATACAGCAGTTCCAAGGTCAACTTGGACCTAACGCTAGACTTTCAGCATCAGCATCTCCAGAGACTTTACCAGCAAGCAAAGAAGAGTTAGATCTTTATATGCAACTTTCATATAAGCAAAGTGTAGAAATAGCAGAAGAAGAAGTTATAAATAATGTTTTAGATTATAACAAATTTGATGAAACAAAAAAACAATTAGCATATGATTTAACTGTACTTGGTATAAGTTGCGTTAAAACTAACTTTAATTTATCAGAAGGAGTTACAGTAGAATATGTTAATCCTTCTAATATTTGTTATTCTTATACTGAAGATCCAAACTTTGAAAATATATATTATGTTGGTGAAGTAAAAAATATGTCTTTATCCGAGGTTAAAAGACAGTTTCCTGAGTTAACAGATAAAGAATTAGAAGAAATACAAAAATACCCAGGTAGAAATTCTTATACTAATAGTTACTGGGGACAAAGTACACAAGATCAAGTTCAAATATTATTCTTTGAATATAAAACTTACCACGATCAAGTATTTAAAATAAAACAAACACCTGAAGGATTAGAGAAAACACTATCTAAAGATGACACATTCAATCCACCAGATAGTGATAACTTTAAAAAAGCATCTAGATCTATTGAGGTTTTATATTCAGGAGCTAAGGTTTTAGGATTAGGTAATAATATGCTTCAATGGAAATTATGTGAAAACATGACAAGACCTAATAGTGATACCACTAAGGTTAATATGAACTACATAATTACAGCGCCTAGAATGTATCAAGGTAGAATAGAATCAATAGTTAGTAAAACAGTGGGTTTTGCAGATATGATTCAATTAACACATTTAAAACTACAACAAGTTTTATCTCGTATAGTTCCAGATGGTGTATATGTAGATGTAGATGGTCTAGCAGAGGTTGATTTAGGTAATGGTACAAATTACAATGCATCAGAAGCTTTAAATATGTATTTTCAAACTGGTAGTATTGTAGGTAGATCTATGACTCAAGATGGCGAAGGTAATAGAGGTAAAGTACCTATACAAGAATTACAAAGTTCTTCAGGTATATCTAAGATACAATCAATGATACAAACTTATCAATATTACTTACAAATGATAAGAGATGTAACTGGTTTAAATGAAGCAAGAGACGGAAGTACTCCTGATGTTAATGCTTTAGTTGGTTTACAAAAAATGGCGGCAGCTAATTCTAATACAGCAACTAGACATATATTGCAATCATTAATGTATATGACAATTAGAACGTGTGAGAATATTAGCTTAAGAGTTGCTGACATGCTTAATTTCCCATTAACAAAAGCATCACTTCTAAGTAGCATAAATACATTTAATACAAATACATTACAAGAAATAGATCATCTTCATATCCATGATTTTGGTATATTTTTAGAATTAGAACCTGACGAAGAAGAAAAAGCACAATTAGAAAAAAGTATACAAATAGCTTTACAAGCTGGAAATATTAATTTAGAAGATGCATTAGATATAAGAGAAATAAACAATCTTAAACTTGCTAATCAAATGCTTAAATTAAAACAAGAACAAAAAAGAGCAAAAGACCAAGCAGCGCAACAAGCTAATATACAAGCTCAGGCTCAGGCTAATGCTCAATCAGCTGAAAAAGCAGCGATGGCTGAAGTTCAAAAAGAACAAGCTATTGCTCAAACAAAAGTTCAAATAGAACAAGCTAAGTCTCAATTTGAAATAGAGAGGATGGAACAAGAAGCTTTAATTAAAAAACAATTAATGGCTGAAGAGTTCAACTATCAAATGCAATTAGCTGAAATGCAAGCTCAAGGTCAAAGACAAAAAGAAGTATCTATAGAAGATCGTAAAGACAAAAGAGTAAAAATACAAGGCACGCAACAAAGTGAACTTATAAGCCAAAGACAAAATGATGCATTACCTACTAATTTTGAATCAGCTGGTAATGACAATTTGGATGGTTTTGGATTAGAGCAATTTAATCCGTAGTAAATTATTATTAATTTTATATTATATTATGTCAAATACAAAAGAAAAAGTAAAAGAAGAGGTTAAAGTAGAAGCTAAAAATATTACACCTGTAAAAACAGAAGGTGAATTTAAAATAAAGTCTGCTAAAAAAATGAAAAATCTTGGAGAAAAATCAACTCCTAAAATAACAAAATTAGATTTAACACAAGCTCAAGAAGTAACTAAAACAAAAGAAAAAAATGCCGTTCAAAAACAAGAAACAAATGCAGGCAATGTGCATGTCAAAGAACAAAAAGACCAGAGCGGTGTGCAGCAAGTGGTTAAAGAAGTACGGTCCACCGTTGAAAATGTTACTGAAGAGCAAGAGGTAGATTCTCCTATACAATTAATAAGTGATGAAGAAACTAACATTAACGAGAGCGGAGTGGCAGGAAGCACTGAAGCTGCCGCTTCCTTATCAGAACAAAAAGAAATACCACAGGAAACAGAAACACAAAAGTTACCTGAAAATATAGATAAACTAATTAAATTCATGGAAGAAACCGGCGGTAGTATTGAAGACTACAGTCGTTTAAATGCTGATTATAGTGCTATAGATGATAAGGCATTATTACATGAATACTACAAAAAAGCTAGACCTTCATTAGATCATGAAGAAAGAAACTTTATTATTGAAGATTCTTTTGCATTTGATGAAGAGCTAGATGAAGCAAGGGATATTAGAAAGAAAAAACTTGCTTATAAAGAAGAAGTTGGAAAAGCCAAAAACTATTTGGAAGAATTAAAAGGTAAATATTACGACGAAATCAAGTTGAGACCCGGCGTTACCCAAGATCAACAAAAAGCCACTGACTTTTTTAACCGATACAATGAAGAACAAGATGCAGCTAAAGTTAAACACGAAAGGTTTATTGCTAAAACTAAACAAGTTATTTCTAATGATTTCAAAGGTTTTGATTTTGAATTAGGAGACAAAAAATTTAGATATGGTATTAAGAACCCTTCAACTGTTGCTGATAAACAAAGTGATATTTCAAATTTTATCGGGAAGTACCTAGATAAAAACGGTGAAGTAAGCGATCACAAAGGTTATCATAAAGCTTTATATGCAGCACAAAATGTTGATACTATTGCTAATCATTTTTATGAACAAGGCAAAACTGATGCAATAAAAACTCAGTTAGCTAAGTCAAAAAATATAAATATTGAACCAAGGCCTGTGGCCTCGGGTGATGTGTTTAAAGATGGTTTCAAGGTAAAAGCAATGAGTAGTATTGATTCTTCACAATTAAAAATAAGAAAAAAGAAATTTAACTAAAAAAATTAAAAAATGAGTTTAATACCACAATTTGGTTCAATAGTACCTGCTCAAAATCAGCAGTTATTAGCCGCGAACTATTTGGCATTTGATGGTGCAGCTGGAGGAAACTTCGCGCAACAATATCTACCTGAATTATATGAAGCAGAAGTAGAGCGTTATGGAAACAGAACGTTATCAGGCTTCTTACGTATGGTAGGTGCAGAAATGCCTATGACATCCGATCAAGTTATTTGGTCAGAACAAAACAGATTACACATAGCATATAATAACTGTGTTAGTAATCAAGGTGCTGCTAACCCAACTATTACAATTCCAGTTGCTACTGCTCCTGGAGTTACAAGAAATGTAATAAGCCCGGGTCAAACAATAGTAGTAATGGATAATGCAGGTAACGAAGCAAAATGTTATGTATCTGCAAGTAACACTGGAACAGGTGTTTTAACTGTACAACCATATTTAACGGCTGGTCTTCCAGCGGCTACAATGGGCGCTACTGTTAAGATATTTGTATACGGTTCGGAATTTACTAAAGGTGCTGCTACTGCAAATGCAGGCGCGGGTGCTTTAGCAAACAACAATGCTTTACAACCACAAGTAACTATTACTCCTACTTTTACACAATTCTCTAACTCTCCTATCATTATAAGAAACGTTTATACAATAAATGGATCTGATATGGCACAAATAGGTTGGGTTGAAGTTGCTACAGAAGATGGAACAACTGGATACTTATGGTACTTAAAAGCTGAATCTGAAACAAGATTACGTTTTGAAGATTACTTAGAAATGGTATGTGTTGAAGGTGAACAAACTGCTGCGGCGTCTGGAGTTGCTGTTTTAGCAGCTGGTCTTGGTGGTACTCAGGGTTTATTCTCTGCAATTTCTGCTAGAGGTAACGTTGAAATTGGATTTGCTGGCGCAGCTGGTTTAGACGACTTTGATGAAATTCTTAAGAATTTAGATACTCAAGGAGCTATCGAAGAAAACATGCTTTTCTTAAATAGATCAACTTCTTTAGAATTCGATAATATGCTTTCACAAGTATCTATGGGTTCTGCTGGAGGTACTGCTTATGGGTTGTTTGAAAATTCTGAAGAAATGGCATTGAATCTAGGATTTAGTGGTTTCCGTAGAGGATCTTATGACTTTTATAAGACTGACTGGAAATACCTAAATGATGCATCAACTCGTGGAGCTCAAACAGGACCATCTTCAATTGAAGGTGTTTTAGTACCTGCTGGAACTTCAACAGTTTATGACCAAATTCTAGGAACAAACATCAGACGACCATTCTTACACGTTAGATATAGAGCTTCTCAAACAGAAGACAGACGTATGAAGTCTTGGTTAACTGGTTCTGCTGGTGGTGCGTATACTTCAAATCTTGATGCTATGGAAGTTAACTTCCTATCTGAAAGATGTTTAGTAACACAAGCTGCTAACAACTTCGTTTTATTCCAAGGAGTTTAATATTAATGTAAAGACAAGGGTGTCGTTTGGCACCCTTACTTTACTATTTTAACTATTTAATTATATTATATTATGACAACAAAAACAAAAACTCAACAAGAAAGTTGGGAAATAAAAGATAGAACATATTTAGTAAAAGGTATTAATCAACCTTTAACTTTAAAAAT